AATATTCCATCTTGCGATCTCGGGAATATTCCCAGCGCTGTAGAATATATGGTTTCGTCCATGGTTTAGCCATTACTTCTCCTATGCAGTCATGTGACCCCTCACCCCACTCATTGCTTTCTCACGTTGCCAATACTGACGCAGGAATCTACGCATATTGATATCGGTCTGCTTGGGGCGAATGTCAAATCGTTTAATCCATGACAGTGCATATCGCATACTGTCCATGGCATGATCTTTATACTTGCGAGGAATCTCCGGTTGGTTTTTAGCGTGGAGCAGAGTCATGGTTCTCGCCATTTCTTTCCACCTGTAATCCTGAATTTCCTCAATTGTTTGAATACATTTATCCCGGAAGAAATATACCTTCGTCCGGTCATCTGTGAATGGATCATTCTTTAAATAACTCTGGACAACTTCAATCCCGGCGTTTACTGCCCCGGGAGAATTGTCTGCCTCACTCCAGATGATTCCCCAGCCACTGCCATCGTCAGCAGTCCTGAACAGATCGTCGATACTGGGTTGGTCTGGAGTTAATTTCTTTTTAATCGAAGGATCGGCCACCCATGCTGCGACTTTCTTGTCCCGGTTCATAGCCCGGATCATAAGTTTTAAAGTGACAACGTCCATGTTGGTCTGGTAGATTTCATGAGTGCAGTAGCATACACCATTTGGATCAATGTCCCAGAACAGAACACAGAGCGGATTAACTTTGCCCCAGTCCATACTTACGACCCGGGTGAACTCCTTGCCGGATGTATCAAAACTATCTATAACGTGTGTAGCATCTTGAAACTGATCGTAAATCAAACCTTCAAAAGCATCATGTTTCCCGTAGACATATCGCCGTTTCATTTTGTCTGGCCACGAAAGCATGTCAAGAAGATAATCCATAGGTAGAAACGGATTGTCCGTAAACTCGATATACTGTGGGAAGTCCTGAATTATTAAGTCCATTGCGTCCCGACCTAAGACCTCTGCCCGTTTATTCAGTTCGTCTTCTGTGGGGACGGGAGCATCTTCGCACCACGGATTTATCTCGTAGTAAGCGTGTTTCCGGTGTGTGTCTTTTTCTTTTATGAACCTTCTCCATACCCAATTATGCCCTTCAGGGTTAGCGTTCATCGCCAATTGCCTGCGAGTTTCCTTCCGCCTTAAACGCCCCAAGAATGCGTCTATGATATCTTCAGCGACCTCTTCCGCCTGATCGATGGCAGCATAACCTAAGTTCATACTCTTAATCTTATGCTTCGCTCCCTTACTATCGTCCAAAGGGATATAGTATAGAGTCGATGGAGCACCCTTCGTCCTTAATAGGATTTTACGTTCAGCCTTATTATGGGACAAAACCAATTCCTCTGGAATCAGTTCGTTCCATATCGGGAAGAACGTCCGAAGGATTTCATCAAGAGTTAACCTGCCGTAAACACACTCGTTCCCGGGATACTGTAATAAATTTATTATTAAATCCATGATCAGGGCATAGGACTTCCCGGACGCAAATCCACCTTCAAGCAATTTCACTCGTGACGTAACGTCCCGGTGAAAATTAAACTGTTTGGGAGTAGGTGGCATCCCATCAGGATAGCCTATATCCACATTTAGATCATTGTTTTCGTTTCGCACGTTTCTTCCTTGGCTTTAACTTTTTAATTTTGGTCGGCTTATTCTTATACCCAAGGGTTCGTCTGGCTGAAGAAATTCCGGCTGTGTCCTTTGTCCCGTCAGGCATTTACAGCGTCCTTGTTATTTGCAATTCAACACTTACAACTGCTATATCAGTAGACCCGGCGGTTGTCCCTGTGATTTTCACATAATAACCATATTCGGCAGCAACAGTATGTTGTGAGGCTAAGGTCTTTGACGATTCGACATCCGTGTCTGCCGTTACGGCCACTTGTGTTATAGCACCGAGACTTGCATCGGTTACATCGGCAGCAACATGGAGAACTCTCCTGAGATCAGCATCAAGAGTAACAGCGCCCCCAGCAGATTCAATCTGTCCGTAAATTTTAAACCCAGTAATTATATCTCCCGGTTTCAGTCCCGGTAATGGGCAGATTGCGATTTTCGCAGTATTGCTTGCAGCAAGGCGAACAGTCCCATCTGCGCCAAAAGTCCAATCGGAGACAGCGTTAAACCCATTAAAAATCATTACCTGACTGGCTTTAGAAATAGCCCCGGCCATAGTTACAGCGCCGTTTATAGTGAGTTCAGTCGTATCTGTTCCGTTCAAGGCATTGATAACATTTTTCAATTCTTCATTTTTATCAAAGCCTAAATTAAATTTAAGAGGCATGATTCGATCTCCTTATGTTAAGTTATTTTTATGGACATCACCCAGCCTTGACAGCCTGTGTCTTTTGTCCCGGTGCTCATGCTGCCCTTTCGATAAAATTCATTGGCCTTCCGTCATCCAATAAAAATGCTTCAACATCATAACGCAATGCTGCAAGTTTTGCAGATTTAAATAAGCCAAGAAACTTATACTTTCCATTCACCTTTATCTGAGATTGCCATTGGCCCTTCCTCTTATCCCAAGAAATGCCACGGAACCCAGATGTGTTATGGGCTTGGAGAAGACGTTGGTTGCAAGCGTTTTCCTGCCTTGTAACGAATCGACAATTTTCAGGATAGTAATTCCCGTCGTTGTTAATTCTATCGATTTCAAGCCCTTCCCCCCACCCGTTTTCTAAGGCCCATTCAATAAATCGTTGGGGATAAAAGTACCACTCCGCACACATTTTTATACCACGGCCACCATATCTCCCGTAGTTGCTATCGTTGCTGTTGTAGCAACGACTTTTTACCGACAGCCATTTTCGGTATAAAGGGTGCTTTGTTTTCTTCGTTGTGTACCCGTGCTTCTCCATTAAGCAACTCCTTAATAAGATTTTTTATCCTGCGATTAGAAACTACATCGCTATAATTGTTTTTAACATATTTTCGGTATTCTTCTGGTTTGCATTCTTCTGATAATAATTTTTTTAAATCACTGACAGATTTCCAGACATTTTCTTTCCCGTACACTCCATCGGCCCCAACAAAATCATACACCAATGGCCTTAGCCCTGCAGCCATACCCTCTAAACCAACCATCCATTGGCTCTCTCTTGGAGATATGTTGATAGTAAATGACTTGTCAACAAAGAATGCATTCAAATCGGAAGTCCATGGATATAGAAACATATTACTCGGTCTCTTGCGCTCAAACAGATCGTGGACATCTCTTTCTTGGAAGGTACCCACAATATGAAACTCCATTCCCGGAAATTCATTAGCCAGCATAATCAACATGTGAGCGCCTTTTTTATTCGCCAGATATCCGGCGTAGGCAATCTTATTATTTTCTTGTTTGTGTTTAGGGATAGTGAATTGTTTTAAGTTTACCCCGTTAGAGATGACCACGGCGTTATCCATTTTCCCAATCCGGTTCTCAACATATTCCCGGATGTACTCAGACACAAATATCACTTTATCGAATCTGGAAAATTTGATTTCATTCACATACTGGCCAAATGCCTCATAGGCGTGGAGCCTGAGAATCTTCTTCCCGGGCAGGTCGCTATCTGCGACCGCCTGTGCATTCTTACCAGCAAACTCTGCCCAGACCAACTTGGCCCCAACAGCGAAGTCCGGCCTGAATGATTCATTCTTCTTGACGTTATAACCTGATTCTTTAAGATGAGCCATGACCGGGTCGATGAAATGGTTATGGTCATAGACACAGTAAATATCTGTCTCTGACTTTGCCTTCTCATCGTTTAGGATATATCGGCCAGCCGTCTTGCCAGTATGCTGGCGATATCGGTAGCCATAATAAAACGGGTAAATAATATAAGCAAACCCAAGATCGTTGATATGATCAATGTATTTTCGGTCAACTAATTTTTTGAGTTTTTCATCGAAAGGATGTTTGAGTAGGTGTTTCCGGTAGAACATCCCAGTGTGGGTTTTGTTCTGGTAGGCCTCTGTCTTATCGTCAAAAAGCGTGACGAAAGAAGTTACCCCGGCAATCTGGTTAACAGATTTTTCTGCCTGCTCAAGAGTGGTGGTTAGGACAAAAACGAGGTCAGCGTTGATAGTATCATCATCGCCAACAAATAGGCATAGGTCGTGATCGGATTGCTGGGCTGCCTCGTTCCAGCATTTACCAATAGATTTTTTTCTGTCGAAGTTTTCAACAACAATAACATCGAGTCTGCCCGGATACTTTTGGTTCTGGATAGAGTCCATGCATTCTTGGAAAAGATGGCCACCACGGCTATTAATAACCACGATGGCCACA